TAATTCAGCAGCTTGCCCTTGATTCCCCTCAACTTCTGATCCAGAAGCATCAACATTGACCACAATATTTGCTCCTCCCATTTCGTGATTAGGAACAATATTACCGCTAGAACCTGGAACGAATAATTCTGGGCCTTTCTCTCCAACAATGTAAGGTGATCCTCCTTTTACTGGGCCTCCTTCAGCTCTTGCAGGGAATAACCCTGGCATAAAATTATTTAATAGTGCATTAACACCCATTGAAAGCATTTGTCTTGCAATCTGATTAAAGACACTTGACGCAACTTCACCTAAAGTTTTAGTTCCTTGTATTGCTCCTTCAATAGCATTTACTACTCCATTTTCTATGGTTTGACCTATTTCTTGCCACTTTCCATCTAACATATTTAATGTCTTAAAGTTTTCTAGTTCTGCGGCATTTAGATCTTTTGTTGCAACTAATTTATTAATTTTTGTTTGTAAAATATCTTTTTCAACCCCATCTTCCATCTTGTTCAATTCATCCTTCTGCCAACTTATCTCTAATATTTGTCTTGAAAGTTCTAAGGCTTTTGTTTCTATTTCAAAAGCACTTGAAGACATAGTTAATCTTTTCTTTTCTAGTTCTACTTTTGCTTGAAGATCTTTTGTATCTTGTCCTGCAATCCTTTGAACTTTTGCGTCTAAATCTGCTTGCAAACCTGGTGCGCTTTCTGGGTCAAATTCAGCTTTAAGTGTTCGCCAAACATTTTGAGGAATACCACTACCTACAGCTCTTTGGAAATTACCTTTGCTAAATGGATCAAATCTATCAAGAACATTTCGAGCCTTAGAAGAAGGCATTAATTCACCAATTCTTTGTTGAAATTCTTCCCTTTTATCACCTTTTAATGTGTTAAAAAATTCTCTTGCATCTGTAGCATTAACTGTTCCTTCTAACGCTGTTGACATCATTGTCATAAATTTCGTTATAGGGCCAGCTATTAAACTCATAGTTTGAATAGTTAACTTAGAAAATACATTGCTTAAATCTTGCCAAGCTTCTGATAATCCTTTTAATGCTTTCATATCAGCAAAATCACCAATTTGAGCAGTTAACAATTCAGCAGCACTAGCTTTTAATCCTAATTGTTCTAGTCGTTTACTTGTTCTTTCTATATCAGTTCCAGCTATTCCAGCAGCATCACGCAATGCTTGAAGGTTTTCTGTTGGCTTTCTAAGTGCATCACCTAATTCTCTAGTCTTAACAACAAAAGCATCAATCTGCTGTCCTAAAGCACTTAAGAGTATTTGCGCTCCAAAACCTGCTCCTGGCCCCATTTTTGATTGAAGCATCGCACCAGCAACACCACCACCAACAGAACCAACACCACCACCAAATAACATTGGGAAACCAGCTCCCAACATAAGTCCTTCATTTAATCTGCCTCTTCTTTGTTGACGAGATTGCTGCATCCTTTGGAATCTTGCCCAAACATCTTTCCTAACCCTTCTATTGGGATCTCTACCTGGAACCATTGCTGCCTGAGTTCCAGGTTGCATAAATGTTTGAGCATTAAATTCTGCTTGCTGAAACTCAAAAGCTTCTCTCCTGTCTTCAAAAGATCTTCTTCTTTCTCTACTTCGATTCCTTAATTCTTTTTGTCTTGCAATATCTCTTTGCTTCATTTGTCTTGCAAGCGTTCCATTAGCGTGTTCACGCATAATGGTTTGCATTTTTGTTTCCCTAGAAATTTCTCTTTCTACTGCTACTGCTTTCCCTAAAATTGTTACATAGTCATTAGCAGACCTATTCCTTTGACCTAAGAACTGATTAAGTCTTTGCAATCTTGTTTCATTTTTTTGAAGATCAGTTGGGCCTTGTCTTCCAAATCTTCTGCTTTCAAATCTATTTCCCATCACTGCATCTGCTATCTGATTAGATGCACTTCCATCAGCCATAAAGCCAAGAGGCGAGCCACCAAGGCCCATTCCTCCCATTAGCTTTGGCATTGTCATTGCAACAGCCGAAGCTAATTGAGGTAATTCTCTAGCAAGCCTTCCAAATAAAGAGAAAGCTTTACCCATCTGTCCTTCAATACTCCAAATCACTTTTGAAGCTGCATCTTCAAATTGAATAAATCCTTTTACAGCATCAGCAACCCATGTCGTTGCACCTAAAACACCTGATAACCCAATAGAAGCAAGTCTTATTCCTCCTATTACTGTTATCGCTTTCTGTCCAACTTCACTCCACATTCTGATTTGTGCCTTTAATTTTTTATCAACAAGAGGCACAAATCTAATTAAATCTTTTATTCCTTGAAGACCTGTTCCACCTGCTAGTAATTGAGGAATAGCTCCTCTTTTTCCTCCTAGAACACCAAAAAATTCTCCTAATCCTTTTCCTGCAAATTTTCCAATAATATTAAGTTCTCTTAATGCTGCCTTCATAGCATCTTGTCTAGCTTTAGTCGTTTTAATTGCTAAATCTAATTTCTGTTTTGCATCTTTTTTAGCTTGAGCATCTAAATCTTTTTCTTGAGTTTTAATTGTATTTCCAGTCATCAAGCGTTTGTTTATTTTTTCTATTGCAGCTTCAATTTCTTTAAACTCATTACTACTCATATCAACTAAACTAAGAGCTTTTTCTAATTCGCCTCTGTAAATAGCTAATGAAGCAATATTGTTATCAACTTTCATCCCTAACAACTCTTTGTTGTTTTTAAATCCTGCACCTGAACCTGTTGAATATAATTGCTTTTGTGCGCTAATTCTTTTTAATTGAGCAAAAGTAAGAGCCTGTTCTGCCCTCGTTTGAGCTTGAACAGATTTGGTATAAAGTTCTCCTCCTATCTTGGCATTATTGGCTGCTGTAGATAAAGCAGCAATTTGTCGTTTTAAAACTGCTTCATTATTTGCAAGAGCTTTTGTACCTTCTGCAATTTTTGAAATAAACTGACTAAAAGCTCTTGTTTGCTCATTAAAATCTTTTGTTTTCCTGCCATCTCCATCTAATAAACTTGAAGTATTTTTTAAATCCTTAAGTAATTGCTTTATCTTGACTAATCCTTTTGCACTTTGAGTTAATTTTTTTGGATCTAAAGGACTTTTTTGTTTAGTTGAACTTTTAGCTAATTTTTCTGAAGACTTAGCAATCTGCCTAAATTCGGCAGCAACTCCTTTTAATGCCTTAGAAAGACCAGTAAAATTCTTATTTATCTTGTTAACATTTTTATCTATAGAACCAAGAGATTTTCCTAGTTTTCCGACAGCATCTTTTAACGCAGTATCTTTGACTTTAAACTCAATAGTTCTTAAATAACTTTGAGCCACTCCTCTTCTACCAGATAATATTCTTTATCTTACCTTGTTTGCGTTCTACTAGCACTACCTCGTTGAGCTGCTTCCCTATCTTTTTCCATTTCGTCATTCTGAATTTTGAAAAAAGCAGCCCAACCAACCATCTCTTCTCTTGTTAATTCTCTTGTCAATTCCCTAACGGTCTTACCTAGTTCCTTTGCTAACGAAAATAAAAAGATCCATTCTTTATTCGCTTTTCAAGTCTTTTTCTATTTCTGCCACCTCCTTATCCGAGCCAGAGTCAAGCATTGCTAATTGAATTTCTTGTAAGACAGCAGCTTCTATTTCTCTACGAAGAGTTGCTCTGTCTCCATCAGCAAAAAGTCTTTTACCTTTATCATCTAAAGCTTTTTGAATCATTAAAGATAAAGCAAAATCAGAAGCATCGTCTGTGTTGCCAGATTTTTTCTGGATAGATTCTCTTTCAGCAATTGTTAATGGATGCCAAAAAATAGTAAGAACAACTTCACCATCTTTTTTGACATCATGTTGATATAACTGGCTGACTCCAAATTTATTGGATAAGAGTTCAACGGCTCTCATAAAGATTCCTTACTTTAATAGGATAATAATACTATATTAGGCGATTGCTGAAAACTGACAAGTGATGACACCCAGGTAATGAGATTCGGCTTCGTCTTCTACTACTCCAGGCCCAGAAACATCGCTGACCTTTGGTTTACAACTAAATGTATCAGCGTAATTAGTTGCATTTACTGAAGTCATCCCATCTATAACTGATTCGCTAATTGCTGCTAAAACTGAAGTCCCTTTATTCTTTGGAACGTAAACTCGACACTGAATAAAGCCAGCATAGAAATCACTTGCTGCTCCCTGACTTTGAATTGTTGATTGACCAAAGTTAACAGTCATTGCAACATACTTCTTGGTTTTTCCAGGCTTCGTATAAGGAACATTGTCATAAACTACGTTAACTGTTGCATCAGCAGCTACAACAGCATCAGTAATTGCTTTTTCAAAAGCAGCTCTAGTATTTACAAGTGTCATGCGTCTAATCCTAATACATTTATGTTAGGACTTTTATCCGTAAAAATTCTATCTATTTTTTGCCTTATCCCTTCTTTAAATGTGCCTGATCCATTCAAGATGTAAGCACCAATATTTGATTTAGGAGAAAGCAAAGCTCTTTCTGTGTATTCGGCTCTGTTCCCAATAAAAATACTTTGATTTAACTTGTATTTAGTTGGAACTTTGTATCTTGGAGCAATGTAAGGTGCGCCTTTTGTTTGTTCTATCGCCTTCCAAGGATTTTTTATAGCTTGATCATCTGGTGGCATCCTTGTTTTGGATACCTGCCAGCTAGAAGCAAAAAAACCAGTTTTTACAGGACTTACTTCTTTAGATGCTAGATCTCTAGCAACAGAATTAATAAATACACCTAATTGAGCTTCAATATCTTCCCGAAGATCATCTCCTATTCCTTGTGCAAAATCTTTTGCTTTTGCTTTAGGAGGAATTTTTTTCTTAGCCATTAGAACCTCACAACTAAAGTAAACAAATAATTTGTAGTTGTTATTTCAACAATTTGAGCTGTTTGACTTGCTCCTGCATAAGTTAATGTTATTTCATCTTGAAATGTAGGTTGATTATCCCCTATCAAATCAGGCGTTATACTTAGCTTTGCTTGTCTCATTTCTCTTCCTTCATCTTCTTCTGACTTAATAAATTCAATTGGAACGTCAATATCTGCATAGGTTGTATCTGTCGTAGCTAAAGCACCAGTAGCAGTGTTATAAGTACCAGCTACTTTTCTTGTATAAGTAATTGTTGAATTAAGTGCCGATCCAAGATCAGCAATAACCTGCTTGGCGGCTGCTTTAAGTGCTGTGTCTAATGCTCCTGACATAATTAACCTCTAACAACTCGAACTTGATAGCTACCAGAACCACCAAGGCAATAAGCACCTAAGTAATTCTGTAACCAAGGATAAACATCAAATACATTATTAATCGTTCCAACACCCTGACTACTCGTATTGTATTTAACTGCCATATCCCCTATTTTTACTTCTTCATAATTACCATCAGTTCCTTTATTACCAGTTATCGCATCAGTTTCATTTGCTAATGCTCTTGCTAATTCATATTGTGCATATTTGATGTTTGTCGGAATTGAAGTGCAAGCAAGTTCAACATCATCAACGTGATAGTTATTTCTAGGCCATTTCAATGCCTGACTTTCATCACATCTGTCACCATAAAAATTTAAGCCATCAAGCCATCTGGTAGCAGATATTAATGCTCTGTTCTTTTGGTCATCAGTTTTGTTTGCCCAAGTTGTTGAATCTGGGACGGTTTCAAAATAAGTGTTTGCTTCAGCTAAAGTCACATAGCTATTAGCTGTTGCTGACTTCAACGTGGCAGTTATTGTTGCAGCCACAATCCTTAAAATACATTTCCTCTATATTGTAGCGTCATAAAAAACCCCCACCAAATAAATGGTGAGGGTCTTCCATCCGATTTAAGTATAAATCAAAGAGTTGAAGTATCCAATGGAGTGTTCT